ACCTTTGACGCTGGCTCCATCCGCATCTACGGGGTGAAATAATGTCCACGATCCGCGCAAACTCGATTACGAACTCCGCTGGCTCTGGTGCGCCTGACTTCCCGAATGGGTTGACGAACAATGGCGCAGCGGTGGCTACGGCTGCTAGCGTGGCTGCTGTCAACACGGCCCTTCAATTCATTTCGTCGGCTACGATCAACAACGTGGCTACGGTGGACTTTACGGGCTTCGATTCGTCTAAGTATTCGGACTATGTGTTCAGTCTGGATAACGTGATCCCAGTGACGGATGCTGCCCTTTTGCGGTTTCGTATGTCCGTCGATGGTGGAAGCACTTTTTTAAGTTCTTACACTCAAGGGACATTGCTTGCTGGAAGCACTGTAAGTAGTGGTTCTTTTACTGGAAGTGCGAATATTACCCTTACTGATTCCGTTGGCTCTGACACCAATGAATTTGGTGTGTCTGGTGAGGTGCGCGTGTTTGGTCCAGACCTTGTTGCAAGAACCTGTGCAACTGGACTTTTGATGGCAATTACCAACGCTGGGACAAACCAAATAATCATTTCATCTGGCCAGAATGAAGTGACTACGGCTGTCAACGCTGTCAGGTTTTTGTTCTCTTCCGGCAACCTCGAAAGCGGTGTGATCTCCATGTATGGCGTGAGGAAATCGTAATGAGCAACTACATAAAACTCGTAAACGGCATCCCGGTCGAAATGACTGCCGAGGAGATTGCTGAACGCCAAGCGCAAGAGGCTGCATGGGAAGCTGAAGCTAACCAGCGTTTGAAGGCGCAACAAGAGGCCCTTCGCCAAGCAGCCTACGCATCCGAAAGCGACCCGATCTTCTTCATGGCCCAACGTGGGGAAGCCACTGTGGAAGAATGGACCGCCAAGGTTGCCGAGATCAAAGCCCGTTATCCCTACCCGACCGAGGAGGTCTAAGCCATGACAGTCGTTATTAACGGAACAACGGGGATCGACGCACCGGGGCTGTCTATTGAAGGCACCGCTGTTGGCCTAAAAGCTGATGTGCAGGAGTTCACGTCCTCTGGCACTTGGACCAAGCCTGCGAATGCCAAGCTGGTGATGGTTGAACTTTGGGGTGCAGGCGGTGGCGGCGGCTCTGGGGTGCGCAGTGTGGCGGGAAGCATTCGAGTTGGTGGGGGCGGGGGCGGGGGTGGAGCGTATGTTAATCTCCTGTATCGCGCAAGCGAACTAACCTCGACAGTCTCCGTGACCATTGGTGCTGGGGGTTCTGGTGCGGCTGCGATTACCGTAAACACCACTAACGGCGCAAATGGGTCGAATGGTGGCACTTCTTCTTTTGGCGGTTACTTTGACGTTAAAGGTGCCCTTGGCGGTGGAGGTGGTGTTGCAAACAGCTTTGGCGCTCCGGGACAAGGCGGCGTTGGTCCCGAAAATACCAGTAACGCAGGGAGCTATGGCTCTAATGGCGGAGGCAGTGGTGTAGGTGGAGGGGAAAATTACAACCTTATTCTAGGCATGAAAACTGGGCTTGGCGGGGGTGGTGGTGGCACCATAACCAACTCTAACGTCAATGCGAACGCGGCCTTGGGGGGTAATTACGTTAGTGCGACCACGTGGACTAGTGCTGTAATTAATGCCAACGGCGTTGGCGCAAGCGTAAACGGGGCAGCAGGCTCGTCCTTTGGCCTTGGTGGTGGCGGTGGTGGACCCGGCTCTGCGGCTGCGGCTGGCTCTGGTGGCGCTGGTGCAACTGCTGGTGGCGGAGGCGGCGGTGGTGGCTCCCTGAACGGCTTCAACTCTGGCGCTGGTGGTGCTGGTGGCAATGGCTTCTGCCGCGTAACGACCTATTACTAAGGAGACACCCACATGAAATACGCAATCGTTGAGGCTGGTGTTGTCACTAACGTGGTGGTCGCTGATGCACCTCTGGCCGACAACTGGGTCGAGACCGATCAGGCTGGTCCCGGCTGGCTCTATCAGGACGGCCAGTTTCTTCCGCCTCCTCCTGTCGCCCCCACGCAGGCAGAGCAAGAGGCCAAGCGTCAGACTGCTTACACCGCAGAGGCTGATCCCCTGTTCTTCAAGTGGCAGGCTGGCGAAGGCACTGAGGAAGAGTGGAAGGCCAAGCGTCAGGAAATCCGTGACCGCTATCCCTACTAAACAGACCACTTGACAAACCAAATCAACTGTGGTATTATTGTCACATGAGTTCTTTATCAGTCAACGACACAATCCGTCTAGCTGCCGAGGCTGACTTAGAGACCTTCATCAAGCTTGTCGCCCCTGAGCAAGTCCTTGGTCAATGTCACTCTGAGTTGCTTGGCTGGTGGACCCGTCAAGATAGCAAAACCCACCAACTCGTTCTGTTCCCGCGTGACCACCAGAAGTCTCGTATGGTAGCTTACCGAGTTGTGTGGGAACTTACGAAGAACCCTGCACTTCGTGTCCTCTACATCTCTGCTACAGCTAACCTTGCGGAGAAGCAACTAGGGTTCATGAAAGGTATTTTTACCTCTGAGGCTTACCGTCGTTACTGGCCTGAGCACGTTCATCCTGAGGAAGGTAAGCGTACTCGTTGGACCACCTCTGAGATTGCGTTAGATCACCCACTTCGTAAGAAGGAAAACGTACGTGACCCTAGCATCTTTACTGGTGGCCTCACTACTTCCCTTACTGGTATGCACTGCGACATTGCAGTACTTGATGACGTTGTTGTTTATGAGAATGCGTACACTAACGAAGGCCGTGACAAAGTAAGAAGCCAGTATTCTCTGTTGTCGTCCATCGAAGGTGCTGAGGCTCGTGAGTGGGTCGTGGGCACTCGCTACCATCCGATTGATCTGTATAACGACTTGATGCAGATGATTGAGGATCAGTACGACAAAGATGGTGGTAAGGTTGGCGAAGAGAACATCTACGAAATCTTTGAACGTGCAGTAGAAGATAGGGGCGATGGTACGGGTGAGTTCCTGTGGCCTCGTCAGCAGCGTAAAGACGGTAAGTGGTTTGGTTTCGACCAACAGATTCTAGCTAAGAAGCGTGGGCAGTACCTCGACAAAGGACAGTTCAGGGCGCAGTACTACAACGATCCTACGGACCCAGATAACGTACCCGTAGGCTCCGACAAGTTCCAGTACTACGACCGTAAGCATCTCCACCTTGATAATGGTTACTGGTTCTACAAGACGCACCGCCTGAACGTTTACTGTGCAGTGGACTTTGCGTTTAGCCTTAGCAAGAAAGCTGACTACACTGCTATGGTTGTCGTCGGTGTCGATGGTGAGAATAACGTCTACGTCTTAGAGATTGATCGTTTCCGTACGGATCGCATCAGTGACTACTTCGACCATATTCTACAGCTTAGTAATAAGTGGTCGTTCAGAAAGATGAGGGCAGAAGTCACGGTGGCTCAGGTGGCTATTGTGAAGCAGCTTAAAGAACTCATCAAGCAACATGGTTTGTCGATCTCCATCGAAGAGTACCGACCGAATAAAGGCAGTAAGGAAGAGCGTATCGCAGCCGTCCTTGAGCCTCGTTACGACAACCTTTCGATCTGGCACTACAGAGGCGGTAACACTCAAATCCTTGAGGAAGAACTGTCTAGCCGTAACCCAGCCCACGACGACGTTAAGGATGCGCTTGCCTCTGCTGTCGACATGGCTGTGAAACCTATGAAGAACGTTCAGCGCAGCAAGAGTAGCAATATCGTCTGGGCTAACTCACGATTTAGAGGCAGTGCATAATGGCCGGAACTACCATCGAACTTGAGCACCTGCTTAACCCCGATACTCTCGCTGTCGAGATCGCTAATCGTTGGGTCGAGTGGAACTCTCTGCGTGACAAGTGGCTTGTCGAAAAGAAAGAACTCCGTAACTACCTCTACGCTACGGATACCCGTACGACGAAGAATGCTGCCCTTCCGTGGTCGAACTCTACGACGACCCCTAAGCTGACGCAGATCATGGACAACCTCCATGCGAACTACTTTGCTACTCTGTTCCCTCAGCAGAAGTGGATGCGTTTCGAACCTTCTGACAGCAAGAGCAACAAGAAGGACAAGATCGAGTCCATTCAGGCGTACATGGACAATAAGGTCCGTCAGTCTGACTTTGTGAACACCGCTTCTAATCTCCTTTACGATTGGATTCAGTACGGCAACTGTTTTGCTACTGTGGTCTACGAGAACACCTCCAACATTAAGCAGGATGGTTCTGTCGCCGTTTCTTACGAAGGCCCTCGTCTGGTCCGTATTTCTCCTTACGACATCGTATTTAACCCTACTGCCTCTGACTTCTACAAGACGCCTAAGATCATCAAGAACATTCTTACCCTTGGTGAGATCAAACGGATGATCGACAAAGACCCGTCTAAGGCTCATTGGCAGGGTATTATCGACAAGATGATGTACGCTCGGGCATCTATTCGTTCTGCTGACTCTGCGTATAACAAAGCTGATGGTTTCATCGCTGATGGCTTTACGTCGATCCAACAGTACTATGAGTCGGACTACGTTGAGATTCTTACGTTCTACGGGGACATCTTCGATTATAACGACAACAAACTCCATTCGGATCGTATCATCACTGTTGTCGACCGTGCTTACGTTCTGGACAATGAAGAGAACCCCTCGTGGTTGGGCCATGCGCCTATCTTCCAAGCTGGCTGGCGTCCTCGTCCTGATAACCTGTACGCTATGGGTCCGTTGGATAACCTCGTCGGTATGCAATATCGTATCGACCACCTTGAGAACCTTAAGGCAGACGTATTCGACCAGATTGCCTACCCTGTGATGAAGATTCGGGGGGACGTAGAGGACTTTGACTTTGCACCGGGTGCTCGTATTTACCTTGGTGAAGAAGGCGACGTAGGCTACCTGCAGCCCGATGGCACTGCCCTTCAAGCTGACCTCCAAATCCAACTCCTTGAGAACAAGATGGAGGAGATGGCTGGTGCTCCTCGTCAGGCTATGGGTATCCGTACGCCCGGTGAGAAGACTGCCTTTGAGGTCCAGAGCCTGCAGAACTCAGCCTCGCGTATCTTTGAGCATAAGACTGCCCACTTTGAGCGTACGTTCCTTGAGCCTATCCTGAACGCTATGCTAGAATGTGGTCGTCGTAATCTGTCGTCTACTGAATCTTTGTCGATGGTTGATCCTACCACGGGGAATACGTTCTTCCGTAACATCACCAAGACCGACATCATTGGTAGCGGTAAGATCAGTGCTATCGGTGCTCGTCACTTTGCTGAACGTGCTCGTCGGGTACAGAACCTTACGCAGCTTTACCAGCTTAAGCTTGCCGACCCAAGTGTCTCCGTTCACCTTTCGGGTAAAGAGTTTGCTCGTATCATGTCGGAAGAACTTGGTGAGCCTAAACTCTACGGCGAGAACATTAGCGTCATGGAACAGCTTGAGACTCAACAGGCCGTTCAGGAAGCTGAAATGCAGAACCAAGAGCAACTTATGCTTGCTCAAGAACTAGGTGCTTAATGCAGGCTGTATGGCTTAGAGGCGTCAAGGACTCTGATCGGAACCAACGCAAACAAGAAGTGTTGTCGTACCGTAATGCCTTCGACGACCTACGTGAAATTCTAGAGCAGCACTATGTCCGTAAGGAAGCTGTTCGGGATTATTCCCCCGGTTGGGAATACAAACAGATCGCCGTGAATGAATATAACGCTGTTCTCGACGATCTACTCAACTTAATCGACCTTAACCACAAGGACTAACAATTTGACAAACGTGTTCGACCAAGCTCAGCAACCATCTGGGCAGAGTCAAGAGAGCC